TGCTGGTCCCTTGCGCTATTCCTTGGTATCTGGACTCAGGTGTCTCGGTAAGTCGTTAGGGAGCTTAAAAGGACAAAGCTACGGACCAAATGCTTGGGCAGGTGGATGTCGGACTCTGTCCCCAGTTCCAGGCAGTCCTTTAGTTTTTCGAGTTCCGTCTTGATTGTTGTAGGCCACTCCTGGGTGTTTCTTATCCATCCGGTAATCCTGTCCAAGTCAGTTGTTATCTCTCCACTCAGTGACCAGTATGCTAGCCTGACCCGCAGTTCTTTCTCGGAGTCAGATAGAGCTGTATCTCCGGTGTACTCGACCGTCCTGTGAGATGGTCCTGATGTTACTGCCTTGAAGAGGCCCATCGGCGATGACCCGCCTCCCATAACAAGCTCCTGGGATAGTCCAATACTAGGCGCCCATATCCGGTCTGTCTGTTCATGAAATGCGCAATACGACGCCTCCGCATTTAGCATGTCAGTTGGTGATCCTGCTATCCTAGCATATGCGGGAATGCCTGTAGCTGCAAACTGCTGCCTGATCCTCAATCTAGTGCGCGTGTCCACACCTTCGACGTCAAGGAGGACGAGGTCGTATAACCCTTCTACACATTCATCTAGCAGGCGTTCTAACACGCCTGGGTTTGTGATATCTCCTCCGACCATCCACGAGACTGGGTGCAGAGAAAAATGAGGGTGCCCTACGGGAGGAATGTAGGATATTGACTCTTGACCTAAAGATTCTAACTCTACTGCAAGGTCAACTCCGATAACATGGGCGTCCTCCCGAACTACTCGTAGTATCCCTCCTGCTCCTATACCTATGATCAAGACGTTGCCTTGTTTAGGAGTCAACCCCCATATTGGCCCCCAGCGGAGATGAGCATCAGAGAGGTCCATCCAGAGTCGTAATTGGTACGAGTGTAACGTGTCAGTTAGCGCATACGACGGATAGGACAACTCATACATCTGTTGGGCATCAGTTCCGAGGCAACTGATACAACTCCCTCCCATTGCCGTATGCACACTCACTGGAGGGGGTCTACAGTACTCTATACTAGGGATTACAGAAGACCTGTAGCCTCGGATTTTCTTTTGAGGAGATGTATCTTCGACTCTGAAGTCATTCGTGAGCTTGGACTGATGAATAAACGTGAGGATGTGCTCCACCGATTGGTACTCTTCCTCCGGCCTTGTCAAGGAAGTGAAAGCTCGCAGTAGTATCTTTGCGCTTAGGATGTCTTTCGTTCCGTGTCTCTTGTAGAGAGAGCAGGCTATCCAATACGAGAGAACGCTAACTAGCGTACTGCTGAGAGAACTTAAGCCCATCGTAAACACGCCAGGGAGAGGTTGACTCGGTTGAACTCCTAACGCGCACGCAGCATTGATTACCTGTAGAACCCACCATTTAATGCATGTCTCCCGGCTCCTTCCTCCTATGACCGGTCGCCCGAAGTCCATCGGGATATCCTGACATTCTTGGATAGTACTCAAGACCGAAGGTACTAGGAGAAGGGCAGATTCAGCAACAAGGGATACAAAATGATTCCTAACTACTAGATCTTTATGTAACGACCGTATAAATCTCCCTGACATATGGAGGATGCATGCATCTCTTAAGCCTAGTAGATAGTCGGAGTAAGGGATAATTGTGCACTCAGGGAGATCAATGACTCTTGATGAGCGAACCTCGCTACGGACATATGTTCCTGTCCGTATACGTCTCATTCTGCCCGTGAGGACGTCGAGGAAGATAGAAGCGATGGATTCCCTCAGGTAGAGATGGCAGGTAGGGAGGGAAGAAAGAAGGGTAGGGAAGTTTCGCGCGGACTTTGGGTATCGGCTTGATACTCGGATTTCTTCACTAGTCGAATAGAATAGTCGAGGACTCGGTCGCAAGATAGTGGTCATTGGACGGTCTAGATCTACGAGATGATCTCGGACGATTGGGACACACTCAATATCTGGAATTGTGAGAATACATCCAAACGGGGAATTGATCTCTAGGGGGGCTAAGTACCAGCACGACAGAGTACTCAGCGTCAGATATATTTCTTGGTACGATACAGGTCGGTCTATAGTTCCTAAACCCCGGCTGTGGTTGGAGGATACTGATAGATGAGATGCCCAAGTACTCGTAGAACTTATATAAGAGCCCATAGGTGCGTCAGACGTACTATACCTATGCGCTTCAGTCCCGCCTACCTGCTCTTTTGTGAAGATATCCAACTCTTCAACGTCATACTGACATCTAGATTGGGCTATCGTTGTCAAGAAAGTATGACACCAAGACCCAGGAGTCGTTAGGAGCTTCCTTATCTGGAGAAGCTTGATCGCGTCCTTCTGGGGTGGGCTTGAGTCTACGGGACGGACCCACTTCGCAACAGACTTCTCTGACGTAAGGCTCCCTATATAGGGGTTAGTGGGACCTCTATTGTTCCTTGACGACGTAGTATCACCCTGGAGACACATCACCGAGACTATGGGTGATTCTTTCCTCTCAGCAGCTAACGCACTGTCTACATCATAAGGCAGTACTAAGATCTTCCCTAGATCCAAAGGATGAATATTCGTGACACCTTCCATAGTTCCTACTCCCCACCTTTCTCGAAGCTTTAACGAGAGTTTGTACATCTGGAGAGGCCTGTCAAACTTATGGAGTGAGGGTGCTCTAATCTTATACACCAGAGCCAGGTTATCGTAGGTCTGACGCATATACTCTCGATCGTACATCAAACACCGCGTAGTTAAATCTTCATCTTCTGCTCGTCGGGCAATCTTGTAGAGGGTTGACGTATTTGTAAACCTCTTGCTGAATGTATCACATGTTCCAAACAATGAGCTCTTATAAACGTCGTGCACTATCTTCGGGTAGAGAGGCTTAGAAGATAAAAGGTCCTCCATGAATGATGACCTTGATCGATCATTGTAGATCAATAGCGATTTTATATCTGAATTTCTCGTGACTCTTAACAGGGGCCCTTTCATCCTAGATGCCATCCGGGAAGTAGCAGGAGCTATTCTCCGAATAGGTATCGAGTAGGGATCAAGAATCAATCCTTCTCTATCTACCTTCGAGTCTACTTCAAGGGTAAGTCCTCGCTCAAGTACCTCAAGATAAGCTGAGACAACAGGGAGGGTACGAAAGGCTCGGAGAGAGCAGAGAGAGGAAGCTAACGGGTCTTGATGTCCTCGATAGAGATATTCAGCCAACGTACCTACAGGTAGTCCCCCTAGATTCGAGGGAACTAGAGTTAATAGAATGTCCCATTGTCTTGTATCTAGATCCCCCAATATCTTCCCACTAGAATCATGCAGGGAATCTCCGTGCAGGTACGAGACTCGGAACTCGCGTCGGATTAACCAATTCTCGACTAGCTTCGTGAAAAAGAACAAAGGTAGTGTGTATCCGGAGCGGTCTGTAGTAGCAGACCCGGTCGCTGAGATTTTCGAGAACACTTGGAACATGCTTGGTACATCCGAGGTTGTAGAAGGGAACATCCTTGCCACCGACTTACACGTGGTCTCTAAGACTCGGCCTTTGTACCATAGTTCTTTCCCGTACGATGTAAATGATGTTCCAGCAGTACACTCTTCTGGTTTTAACTCATGTCCGACTGCCGCTGCAAATTCCGAGCAAGAGCGGGATACCGATTTGTACAGCTCCCTAACCCGATCTGCGAATTCAGGGTCAGACTCTTCTGGGTTTCTGTTGCACTCTATAAAGAGAACCTGATTATCGCCCTGACCCACTATATTGTACCTTAAGCCTAGAGGCCAGATTGCTGCTTGAATTATACAAATAGTGGCTAAGGTCCAACCTTTCTGGAATATCCCTTCCATGCCAGTGGGGTGGCCGTTCCAAATCCCGGGTTGGTCGGGTATGTGTCCTCCTGTCCGCTTAGTTAACTTGGGTGTGAAGGATGAGTGTCTCAGGACCACCATACACGTTTCATAAAACTCATGGACCACGTCGTACAAGCGGTCGGTCCCGAAGATTTGATCGAATCTTCTTCCAAGCGGGTTCATCGTTCGCTGCTCAAATTTAAGGTTCCACCTGGAGAAGTCAAGCTCAATCATGAGAGTTTTCTTCTTCGTATTATCTCCGGTCCCTGTAAGCTTGAGAAATCTCTGAAGCAGCTGGGTCTTGGAATCGGTCATTGATTGTTCTGGGATATAAGAGAAAATCCCTTCCGCCAAATTTTGCTCGGTCAGCACGAAGAAAGACCTCATCTCAAGGACCATCATCGAGAAAGTTCGCGGTTCGAGTTTCATCTCACGCTCCTTTGGGCATACCGTCACAATGCGCCAGTCAAACGGGATGTCCCTGGCCGAGATCCGATTACATATAGCTCGCATGTCTAAAGAAGTCCTAGATAGAAGTTCCTCAAGAACCCGGGTGCTAGTTGTAGCCTTGACTGGAGTGAAAGGGAGACGACCTTTCCACGAGTTGTCTATCTCTGTTCGCTTGTACGAGATGGCCGTGTCTGATATGAGGGATAGTATATCCTTCCCGTAGTCAAACTCGAGATGGGGAGCAAACGTAGCATAATCCCAATCCGAGGCATCATACAATCCGAGACCGAGAGGTAACGAAGGGTGGTTGCTATCATGTAACTCTTGAAGTTTACTCCGTTTCCCTTCAGGAAGGTTGAATATAAGAGGAGGCCATCTAGCCTTTTTCCGGATATACCCTCGGGTATAAGTGTGGCAAAAACTCCATTCCAATTGCTTAACCGCCGATGGAGAGATGGTTCTGTTTGCTTGAGCTAGAGTTTTGGAGGACTCGCATCCCCGGACTGGATCTATATAGGGATGCCCTAATAGTTTGAGGAAAGAGAACACTTCTCCTAACTCATCTGGATTACTGATCGATCGTACTAGTCTCCAGAGAGAGTCGATACCTTCTTCTTTCTTCAGAATTGCAGCTTTGTACCATGACCGTGCCTTACTCCGATACTTCCTTATCATGTTAACGATTTGAGGAGTTGGGTCCAGTATTTCCTCACTAAGTTGAATGAGTCGTAGCTTGACTAACCCTTCGAGTCCTTTGATCGTCTCATAACCCTCCTCGCCCATGATTTGCAGAAGGTTCACACCCCATCGGGTAAACTCCAACAGGTGGGAACATAGATTGGCTTTTCCCGAGGTTGAGTGGAAGTACAGATGTAGAAGCCAATGACTCATGGAAGCGTCCTTAACCATAAGGAGAGCATCGTGCGAGAAAATCACCCATCGAATCCCGATCTGTACCACGGTCACTTGACGATTCGTGTAGTACCCTGGACCCCTCACCCAATTGGAGTATCTACATTTCCGTGTAGTCACCGAGACGATATGATCCCAATATGCGGCCGTCAGATAAGATGTCAAGACACAGTCATTGTCTAAAGGATCTGCCACAGGGGGAGGGAGAGGCGGAAGAGGCTGGTGATGGCCTCCTGGTAAGATGAGGCCTTCCTGGAGAGATTTCTGGATATCCTGAATCGACTGTACGCTCGGGCTTAACGCGTCGTGCGCGTCCTGCTGAGAAAGGCCGGGGGGCACGAGTGCCAGTGCTTCCCCTGTTAGGCGAGCAGTGTGGGGAACAAGATCGACAAGGATCTCTTTCGTGCCCTCCATTGCCAGGAAGCCTCGTCCGAGTTTTTCAGCTAAACTGAGACGATTCTTGTTTTTTCCACCTCGATAGGTACCACTTGGCTTGTCTGGAAGAGGTTGTTGGAGGATAGAAAGAAGAAAAGGAGAGTAGAGATGGTCTGTAAGGGGAGAAGAAAGCGTTGTCTCAGCGATTGAAGGCATAGTTTCATAAAATGAGTAAGATATTGTTTTCTCATTTTTACTTACTAGAAACCCACTGTGTCCATTTGTAATGATGAGCGATGTGACATGTTACAAGTGACGTCTCACCCAGGAGAACTTAGGCTCTTTACTCGCCACTTTCCTAGTCGAAAGAGAAGATTCGGGAGGGAGAGGAGCCGGATCACGCGTTAGCGTATTGTCTCCCATGATGAGACGGACCCCTTGTTCTACAACCTGTGATGGCGAAGCATGAGTGAACGACTGCTTGACATTAAGGATCCTCTTCTCGAGGGGTGAACATGTGGACACCTCCACTCGTTGAACGAAGACCGGCAGATGAGGCGTGATACTAATCATCTCGTAAACCTTCCCGGGACAAGGCAACCCATACTCATCTACACTAAATGGTACGAATTTAACCATAGGGACTACTAGGGTTGAGTCACCCCAAATCAGGGTGATCATCCTGTATAGTGCTTCTGTCGCATCTTGACTCAAAGCTAGCCCTCTTAGCGGAGACTGTCCCACGTACAACGCAAGCTGGAGATCTCGAGCCAGATCCGGTGACAACAACTGAGTCAGTTGTACAACAGCAACCCAAGTGGGTCTCTCCACTTCGACAGTGTTGATCGTAACTTCAGGGAGATCGGATCCAACATACAATTGTCCGAAGTCCTCTGGAGACTGGCGGGCTGCTTCGGCCTGAGGCCCGGTCGGGTCAGAGATATGACTGCGTAGCACTGAAGGCTGAGTGGCTCTTAGGGGAGCCTCAGGAGAGAGAGCCCTAGGGGAGTCAGGATTCTTCGAGCGGAGTTCGGTTGACGTGCCTCCTCGCAAGAGTCGGGCTGTTCGTGTTTGGATCGATCCCATAGCCGACTCTTGTGCTCAAACTAGGAACTTCGATACGTTATCAGCTGCTGATCGTTACGATTGACCACTGTGTATCAAGTAGTGCAAAGGTATATATATGTAGATATATATGTGTATATGAGTATATTTTCTCGTTTTTACTTACTACTCTAACAGAGCAGGTTTCGAGGATATGGCGTGTATGGATCAAGTAGTCTTTCTTGGCTCAGTTGTTGTGATTAATCTTTCAAGTAGCTGGGACTGACGTTCAAGAAGAGCAGCCTGCTGCTGGGAGGCTTGGAGTAGAGAGGCGAGCTGCGTTTCTACATTGTTCAACCGGGCTTCCACAGATCCTGTTGACATCGTACTCCGGATGGATCCTACCTCTGATGGAGGTCGGCTAGTTCGTCCAATTATCCCTCCGACGGAAGGACGACCAGAAGGAGACCGACGAGATGCGTTCCATTGAGAGTAGGTCTGCATAATGGCAGTGTAAAAGTTGCACATGATACTAGAGATTGTTTTCTCGTTTTTACTTACTAGAGGTCTTTTAAGCGCAGTGCAAGATAGAAGTAGGGATTACCTAATAACGGTAGACAGGTAAAGAATTGATATATTGAAGTGTCCAATCCTTGCGAGGGATTGCCTTAATCATGGGCTGAAGAGACAGTCCTTTATCTCTCAAGAGTCTATTGAGAGTCCGGACTTGAATAGTCTTATTCGGCGAGTATGTAGGTAACTCCGTCACCCCTCCGAATGTTGCGTTCGTGGTTGTGGCCTGTTTTGCTGCGACCGTCGTGCTTGCTCCCGGGGTGCTTTGGACGGGGGGTTTAGAATGGTTCGGCGGCAACTGAACACTCATAGGCCTAGACCCACTTACATTTATCTTCTTCTCAAGTATAGTCAATCGGGTTTCGATGCGGGTCAGGAGATCATGAGTGCTTCTCATTTGTGCTTCGGTGTACTTTCTGACTTCGTCGAGCTGTTTTTCAGTATACGTCCGAAACATATTGAGTTCTGTCCTGACTGATCCTGCATCAGAAGGGCGTTCTTCCTGAGGGACAGGGTCCTCGTATAAGCTACCAGTCTCGAGGAGTTCATCTCCTGCATCTAAGTCGACTAAGGACTGATAGTCGGACGGACGGACGGTCCCGACCCACTCTCTTACACTATCTGGATCATGAGCAATCTTGGCCGAGGCTGGGATTCTTCGGACCGTCTTTCTCTCAGGAGGGACTCTAGCCGCCTGTAAAGAAACAGCAACTGTTCCGGGAAGAGGTGGAGCACTGGTGTCTCTCATGCCTTCTTCAAACAAAGCCGACTCATCTTCTACCCTACCTCCTGTAACTGGCGGTACTGCCTCTGGCACTGCAGATTTGCTTAATGGTTTTGTCGATACTTCGATGTTCATGGCAGATTGTAACTCGGATAGAACCTGAGCTGGGTCCGAAATCGTCTGGGCAGTTGCTTTCTCCATATTAAGTCAGTTAGCAAGAGATCATATAGTGTTTGTATATTTTCTCGTTTTTAATTAATTGATATGGACAACTCTCACAGTCGTCATAACCCCAACATAGGAAACGAGATTGACAATACTTCACAGGATCTGTACCTGAGTGGACGGAGGAGTGACCTCTGGCGCAGGTCTAGGATCGACATCCTGAATACCTAAAAGGGCCACGAGATCTGCCATCCCAGTATTAATAGGGACATCTGGATCTCTTGCGACTACTCGACGGATAAGATCTTCGTATCGCTCCTTATTGTAGACATAATCCCGGAAAGTCTTCTCTACCTCTTCATAATAGTGACCTGCGACAGCTATGAGGGGTCGTATCTCAGATGTAACGAACAAGTACTGTGACTGATCAACTAAGAGACGGTGGTATGGCCGAAGATCAGCGGGGACGGCTTGAAACTTAGCGAGATCCGCAGCAAACACTTGGTAGTAAGGGATAAGCTCAGGCAGTTTAGCAGTCCACGGTCGAGATCTCAGCAAGTTTGTCACTGCCCCGAGATGTGTCATCCCTACGTTCTTGAGCAAAGCAAACATGACTCGAAAAGGGTCAACATTCGGGGGGGAAAACATTCGACTCCTGTCGAGGCTGATGAAGAAACATGTTATCAAGTATCTGAGTTGAGGAAACAACCCGAAGCCCGCATTTACTTGATCAAGAGCCTCCAAGTCAGGGCCGTAAGTCCCCCCGGGGAACAGTGATATCTCTGAGTCATCAAGCTTGTACTTCCCGATGAGCGAGTTTGGCCGAGCTACTTCGTAAGCGTTCTGAGCACCCTCTCCGGCAGGCTTCGCATATGTCATAAACGCAACGGCCGCAGCAGCATAGAGGGACTGCGGGTTTGATACAGCCATACTCTCCGGGACAAGTCCCGACATAGCCCACTCATCGTCGTCTTGCCCGTTAGGATGATGGCCATCAGTTAGAGATTCTACCATTCGCGCAGTGTCTACTCGGGTGACGTGGATAGGTGCCTTTGCATCCACGAGATACTTCGCGAGCTCAGGAATACAGGTGAGGATAATTGTCATCATCTTCGAAACAGCGATATGTGCTGTTAAACTCCTCCGCTGGAACGACGATATGAACGCAGCAGCTACCACGACTCTGTCATCCTCACTACTTCCAGGAAGAGGTACATAAACAGTTAAGACAGGTGTCGTAAGGACAGGGGCCTGGGGGATAGTAAAGGATGCCATTGAAGGAGAGAAGCAATCAAATGTATTTTCTCGTGTTTAGTTGTAACGATGGGTTAGCGCAAGCTACCCCCAGGAGGAGCAATAGGAACGAAC